CCACACGCTGGACAAACACCAACGGTTTTATTTGATATTTTTCAAAATACTAATTATTATCCAGGATTGGAATTACCGATATTGGCTGAAGAAATTCAACAAGAAATAAATGGTGCAGAATATTTAAATTCACCAATAAGAACAAAACCAAGTGATTACCCTGGATCATATTTTGGATATTTTGATACTGTAGATAAAACATATTCTAATACAACAGGAGATGCAATTAGATTGAGTGGGAATTATTATGGTGTATTAAAAAACTCCAATGATAATTTAGCTGAAGATACTTATGTTGAAAAGTTAACAGATTTTAATTCTGATAATATAGATGGGTTGGCAATTGATTTTAATAGAAAACATTATTTAAAAATGAGCTTACCAGGATCAACTGTTAAGAATTTTGATGAATTTAATGCTATGGTAATCAATGATGAAGCACCTTCAGATTTTGAATATAATGCTATATTGTGGTATTATGATATTGATGATGGTAGTGGTAGTATCAATACAAATTTATATGGTATAGAATTTTTAAATAATCCAGATGACGATTTTGGATTAAATGATGATAAAACAATAACTCCCACTAGAAAATTAGTAACTAATTCAGAACAAGATGGTTTATCTTATATTTATAATTTAAATTTAGATTATAAAGTTGATAATGATATGAGTCCATTGAGATATGATACTACTTCTATTTATAATTTATTTGGTTTTGATTTATATAATAATGTAATGGCGAATTATGGAAAATTAAATAGAAATTTTATGACTATAATTGAACAGTTTTTATCTATGAATCAAAAAATAAATGATTTAGAATCTATTCTATTTTCACAGACAGATTTAGATGAAATAAAATATAAATTAGATAGTCACGAAGAATTAATAAAATTATATAAAACGAATCAAGTTGTAGATTCAGATACGATTGAAGTTGAAATTGATTATACTAAAAATTATCCAGCTATTAAATTTAATGCTAGGCAAATTACTTATGATGATATTTATAATTATTATACAACAGATATATTTGAATATAATATAGTAAATCAAAATACAGGTTTAACAACAGCAACATATATTATGGCATCAACAGAAGATCCATATATTGGGGTAGTTAGAAGAGGTAGTAGTTGGAATATCAATGTACCAAATAAAGGTAATACGTTAGTAAATATTTATAGTGATATTGTAAATGAATTAAGTATTACAACAGGTAGTATTATATTAAATAATGATCTTGCATTTAAACAATCGATGGATATTATAGTAAGAAGTAATATATGTGATAAATTAAATGATTTACAAGTGAATATTATGTTTGATAATGGAACAGGTATAGGTAAAAAAGAAACATTACTTATGAATGCATTTGATTTACCGATTGATGTTCAGTCATATGATGATACTAATCCAACAGGTTCAACATTTAATAATTCATATTATTATGATGCATCTACATATATTGATCCTGAACCTGATAGTGTAATCACAGGAACAACAACATCATTTGATTTAAATGATGATTTATTTGCTGTTGGTGATTGGGTTTATATTGATGGTTTTAATTTTTCTGGTTCCACTGCAGCAACATCAGGATTAACTATTGATTATTCTGGATTATTTTATATAACAGGAAAAACAGGAATTCAAATAACAATAGATTGGGATTCTTCAAATGTTGGAACGATGATAGGAAAACCAATAGTGTTTTATTATAAAGGCGTAAAAATTAATATATTAAGAATTGATAGTTCTTTAACATCAGATATAAATCATAGATATTTGATGACTAGAAGCTTTTTAACAACAGAATATATACAAAAATTAAATACTCAAAATGATTAGTATAAAAGATATTGAAACATCATTAAAAAAAGTTTTTTCTAACGCATCCATACAATCAATTGATAGTGTATATGAAAAAACTAAAAAAGGTTATTCTTTAGTTATAGATTTTAAAAATTTATTTTTGAGTAAAACTAATATAATATTTACTAAATTAATATTTGAAGTAGATAAAGACAAAACATATTTGTTATCTAATGATGATAATTTTCAATTTAAATATTTATTTGATATAAATTGTAATTATAAAATTAGAATGTTTAGTAATCTTGATGAATTAGAAAAATTAGTATCGTCAATATTTATAGATAATAAATTTGGAGATAATATAAAAATATTATCATCATTTATAAAATCTCCAAGTTCTCTTATAAACAATTGGTTTTCAGAAAATGGTGTTAGAAACATATCTATTTATGATGTTAAGATGGATGAAAAATATAAAATAATTCCTTGTAAATCTTTATTTTTTAGTTTTGCAATAAATTTAAATAATCAAATAGATATTGATTTAACATTAAAAAAGGACAATAATACAAATTATATATTCGATTTTAAGATTTATGATAATACAATAAAAGAAGAAAGAGAAAATTTATCAACAATGATTCAAGTTATTGGTGAAACATTAAAAACAAAATATATTTAAAATTGATAATTTAATATATAAAAAAAATCGAACATAACTCAATGAACAAATTTTTTGATTTTATAGAAATAACATATGATAAATTAGGTAATCAATTAGAATATTGGTTAAAAGATACTTATCAAAAGTCTGGGAAATTATTTTCACATGCATCACCATCTGGTATGATAATGCATATTCAAAAAATATTATTTTCTAATAATATGGTTTATATAAAGAATTCCGTGAAACAAATGGATATTGAAACAACAACGAATTCAAGAATAATAATAAATCAGTCTAGAATATCTGGTCATAATCCGAGTAGATCTATATCTGCAAATGGTACAATTAAATTAAAATTAAAAGTTGGGATTAATATTTTAAGTAAAATTAAAGGTGGTAAAATTCAAATGATGAATAATACATTGATGAAAAATAAATCAAACCAAATGGATTATGTAATTTCTACGGGTGATTCAATAAAAAACATTTATGATGTGAATTCTTATACTGAATTATTTTTTAGTATTAAACAAGGTAAATATGAAGAACAGAAATATACTGGTGATGGTAAAAGAAATAAATCTGTAAAAGTTGTGGTTAATAGAAATCAAATAATTGACAATTTTGATTTTTCAGTTTATTATAATGGGATATCATTGAAGTCTGTTGATAGTTTGTATGATATGTTACCAAATGAAATGGCTTGTTATACAAAAACTGGATTTGATGGTGGATTGGATATTTATTTTGGAACAGGTGATTATGGTTTTGTTCCTGAAATTGGTTCAATTATAACTGTTAGATATTTATTAACGGATGGTGCAGATGGAAATATTTTGAATAATATAGTTAATGATTTTACATTTGAAGATAATGTTTATGATTCAGATGGAAATATAATAAATATGAATGATTTATTTGATATTTATATTCATACTGATATAAATTTTGGTGTTAATTCTGAAAGTGTCGAATATATGAAATCTGTAATACCTCATGTATCTAGAAATTTCGTATTAGCTTCTCCTGATCAATTTATATACCATTTAAAGAGATTAAATTTGTTTTCCAAAGTTAATGCTTTCAATCTTTTAGATGAAAATAATTTCAATAATAATAAATATATTGAGACATTTATAAAAGAAACATTTGGTGATACTGTTGATATTGAAAATACAAGAGAACAAATGACTAGATATTTTCCAACAATATATGATAATCAAATATATTTATATTTAATTCCAAAAATTAAAAATTATTTTGTTGACGATTACAATTACTTTAATGTTCCATTTGATGTTTTTTATTTAGATGATAACGAGAAAGAAAAAGTGATGAAATATTTAAGAACAATGGGAATATTAAGTTTAACTACAAATGTTGTAATTATTCAACCGACTATATCATTATATGTTATGAATATTTATATTAGAAGATATCAAACAGATGTTAAGGACAATATTAAAAATCAAATAATAGAAATAGTTTCTGATTATTTTGTTAATAATGAAAGATTTGATAGAATAGTTAAATCCGATATTATAAAAACTATTAAAAATCAAATTACATCTGTTGATAGTGTTAATGTAGAATTTATTAGTAAAAAGAATGAAGATTATCATGGAGATGGTTTAAAAAGCAATAATATTAACCATAATGTATTAGAAGATGAAATAGTGTTAATAAAGGAAAAGAAAATATATAAGAAAACACCATATAATCCAAATGCTGTAATAGGATTAGATCCAGTTCAAGGTGATATAGTAGTCGAAAATAATGAATTGCCAATATTAAGAGGTAGTTGGTATGATAGAAATGGTGTATATTACAATGATGTTCCATCTACAAATGGGTTGAATTCTATTAATATAATTTGGACAGGAACAAATGAAAACAATATAAATTAAAATGGATATATGTTTTAATAGTTTTGAAAAAATAGATGAAAGTATGCATATAGCTTCTAAAATAAAATTAAGAGATTCTATACATTCTATAGTAATAGATGATTTACAACCAGGAGAAGAAATGGAATTACCAATTTTAAGTAAAAAATTATATGAAAAATTTAATATAAAGATATCTGCTGGAATATTAGAACAATTATTATTTATAATGTGGTGGAGAAAAGACGATTATACTATTTTTAGAGATAAAGATAGAAAATGGTTAGATGTTTGGCCATGGAAAAAAACCATTGAAAGAAAGAAAAGAATAAAAGATCCACCATTAGGAAAATCTAAGAGAAAAATGAAAAAAGAAGAAGACGAAAAAAAACGTCAATTAAATTCTCCATATTATAGGAGAACAATATATCCCACTATTAATCCAACTACACATAATCCAAATAAACATCATTTGAATAAAAATAGTAATATTGATGATGAAGATGATGATATTTATCAAACAAATAGATGGTGGCGAGGTTGGTAAAAATATATATTTAAAATGATAGAAGAATATTCAGAAATAAAAGAATTGTATGATTTAAAACATAGAAACGATAATGAAATTCATACACATTATGATTATGAAACAAATTTAATTAGAAAAATGTTTTCTAAATATATTTATAGTAATGATAATATGAACACAATGTTAGGATTTTTGAAACAACAATGGATATGGATGATTGAATCTGTATTACCAGTTAAAAATTTTTATAATTATACAGTTGGAAAATATTGGAATAAACACAATAGTTAATATCCACCAAAATGGGAAAAATAGACCCTAAATTTCTTATATATACCTATATGAATGAAGAAAAGAAAAAAGTATCGTTTTACGGTAAGGTTGCTAAAATGCCAGATGATACTATGGCGTCTAAATCTATACAATTTTTGGAAAATATAAGAGTTTCTAAACAGAAACTTTGGTATATTTTAATACAGAAACAAGATGATGAACTCCAAATGATTAAATATAATAACAAACTTGGTGTTGATATGAATATGTTTGTTGAAAAATTAAAGTTGTATTATAATGATAATGAATTAGTAAAAGAACATATTTCTAAATTAGAAATAGATGGAAACGATAAATTTTCAATAATCAAAAATATTCCAAAAGTAGAAGTAGGAGGTAAAAAATTAATTTCACTAATAACTGAAGATTTATTAAAACTTTTATATAAATAAAAAAAGTGGATAAATTTATCCACTTTAAAATATATTCAACTATTTAACATTATTTAACCCCTAAAACATTAGCTGCTATATCAATTCCAGTATTTCCATATGGGTTGATGTTTCTATCATCACTATATCCAATGATATATTTGGCATAAATATCATTATCATCAAATCCTTCATCAACAAAATTTATATGTGGATATTCCTTTTCTAATAAATCGTTATGTTTTGTGCAACAATATATTAAACAATTGTGTTTTTTTCTAAACTTTTCGACTGATTCTGACCATGAATAACAATATTCTGTTGAATTAGTATCCAATTTAATAAATACATCTTTATATTTTAAATCGAAATCAACCGAGCTGATATTACCATTATTTAAATCTGTAATTTTAATAATCCAATTAGTATACCATTTTCTATTTGCAATTGACCATTGATCATTAGACATATCTAAACTATAAACTAATTCATCTTTATCACCATCAATATAATCTACTTTATATTTAACATTTTTTAAAGGTGATGTTATACTAACTTTTGGACCAGAATGATAATCGATTTTAATTTCAATATCTTTTTCAACTGGTTCTTTATAAATAATTTCAGAATTATCATAAATATCAATAATCTTATTTCTCATTGTTTCACTTGTGAAATTTGTTTTTATGTCGATTACATTAAAATAAATTTGTTCAAGTTTTTTTACAATAACACTCCAGTCATATTTTTTAGATGTTATTAAAGTTTCTTTTTTTAATGAATCATAATTTTCAATTGCAAATTTTAATTTATTAACAACATTATCAGTATGTCTTTTTGTTTTAACTAACCCACCTAATTCATCTACACCCGAATATGTTCCAACAATTGGTAATCCACATGATAATGATTCTAATAATGTTAAATTTGGATGTCCTGCTTCTAAATCGGATAAGTGTAAAAATATAGTGTGTCGATTATAAATTTCTATTAATTCTTCTTCAGTCGGACTTTTAATAATTTCTAATTTATCATATTCTAATAAATCTTTATTAGAATCAAAATATGTATCATTAGATTCTGGACCAACAATAGTTATAGGTAAATCCAATTCTTTAGCTGATTCAATTGCATATCTAAATCCTTTTCTATCGTTTGTTTCATTAAATAATAACCCATTAGATGCCACACATAATAATTTATGTCCATTTTTTTGATAATTTTTATCAACATATAGTTCAGTATCTACACCATGAGGTAGATAGAACAATTTATCTGTGTCATTAAAATAATCTATAAGATATTCAGCATGTGATATTGATATTATAGATCTTTTCATTGCTTTAAGATTTTCTTTATAACATAAAGATTTTTTACCCCATAAATAAGAGTGATGATCATGTAAAGAATAAATATATGGTTTTTTTGCTAGATATAAATCATCAAAACCTTGATTTGCAGTGTGTGAATGATATATATCATAATCTTTTTTAAAATCCCATGGCACATCAATATCAACTTCATGTCCCAATTTTTCTAATTGAATTTTATAATTCCATATTACTTTTTCAACTGCTCCCCAACCTTTAGGTGGTATTTCTACAATACCTGGATGTAGTATTAATATATTAAGTTTTCGTTTCATATTTAATTATTTTCATTTTTATATAAGAATTTACCATTATCACTTAATAATTTAATATTAGATTTATTTATATCAAAATAATCAGTATCAATAATTTCATTAGTTTCATTATCTATAAAGGTAATTTTTAATTCAATATTATCATTATTTCCTAAAACTATTTTTTTATAAAAAATAGTTTCTTTTGTTATTTCCACATTAATAATATCTTCTAAAATATTATTGTTGTATTTTTTAACAACCATTTTTCTGTTATCAATTTTATTACTAGTATTTAACCATAAAACTATTTCATCATCTTTATTTTCAACAGGTACAAGTGTTAAATACTCAACACCAGAAAAAAGATTTATATTTCCATTAAATAATTTATTTTCATCGGATTCTCTAATAATCAATTTATCTTTATAATTTTCTAATTTTTTATAAAAATATCTTTCAAGAAAATTGTCAATATTTAGATTTGTACATTCTTTATTATAAATTTCACTTGTTCTAGGGTTATCAAATATTTTTAACCATAAATCAACATCAATTATAAAAAATACAGATTTTAGTACATCTAATCCATTATCATTAAATTTCATAAAGAATCCTTCTTTATCCTGTTTATCTATATCTTTTATTAAATTATTAATAGTTGATAAATCTTTATTACTAAAAATAAAATCATAAGTAACATTTACAATTTTATCATAACCTAAAGATTTTGCCAATCTAATAGAATTTTCAATATTGTTTAATACTGCCAAAGATTGATTTAATTTATCAGCGTTAGATAATTCATTGAGATTTACATCTATTCTATATTTATCGGTTTCATTCCAAAATTTTGTATATAAACTATGTTTAATCATAGGATTATGATCATCATAAACACAATATTTTACCATTTTTTGAATATCATTATCTATTGGTATATGTGATGAAATTAAAATATCTTTACCTTTTAATGAATTGATACAATCGATAGTAGTTTTCTTTTTGATCCCACTATTAATATATGTAGATAATATATATAAATTTTTAGATTCTTTTGGAAATTTAAATTTTTTAGTGAATGACAATTTGTTATTTCTGAAGAAATCTACATTAACATATTTCAAATCCTTAAAATGATCTACATTTACCCAAGTGTTAAATTCATTTGAAATATTGACAACTGTTGAATAAAATTCAGATTTATTGTCTTTTAATTTTATGTTATATTTAACTGTTTTTGGTGTTGAATTTATTAAATTAAATATCAATTTATTTTCTTCAATATTATAATCAATATTTATTAGATTATTATCTTTATGAATTTTAGTGTCTTTATGAATTTTTTTATCTTTATCATTAGAAATATATTCTAACCATTTAGTTGTTTCATCCCAACCATCTGTTCTATATTTAGAAAATAATGTATTTTTAAATGTTTTATTTATAAATAGAAGATATCCTACTATCTTATATTTAATATTATTATCTGACATTTCTTTTATGATTTGTTTAATATCAGAAATTATATTATTATCAGATATGTGTATATATTGTTCATTTATAATAATTAAAAAATCAAATAATGAAAATTCTTTTTCAATTATTTTTCTATATGTTAAATAGTTACTATATTCTTTTGAACCTAAACCATAAACTCCTAATCTATCAATATCATCAGGTCTTATACAATTTGATTTTGGTGGAATATCATTATAATCAATTATATCGCTTTTAACATAACCAATTTTATTATTAATTAAAACATTTTTTAGTGATTCATTATAATTATTTATTTGTACTACTCTAATATTTAATGATTCGTCAATTTTATCAACTTTGGGTATATCTTTAATTTCTAAATTTTTTTCAATTTTTGGAATTATAGAATTTTGTATGTGATTAGTTATTGAATCGTTTTTAAATAAAAATTCTTTAACTAATTTAGAATCATCAGATAAATCACCAATCATATAAGTACAATCTGGATCATCATCATATTTTCCACAATAAACATCTAATGGAAATAAAAATAGAGGAATATCTTCTTGTAATGCTTCTTTAATCACAAGTGGATTCAATTCTTTGTCATATCTAAACCCTCTTGATGTGAAAAGAAATAAATCACATGCTGTATAAAAATCATCAACATCAGATCTTTCACCCCATATAACACAATTATTTGGTTTGTTTTCCATAAGAGGTTTCCAATAATGCTCAAAATTTCCAGCTTGATTACCAACAAAATGAAATTTAATTTTTTCATTTTCTAATTCTTTAGCAATTTCAAAAGCATATTTTTGGTTTTTTCTTGGTGTAAATAATCCAACATTTAAAATATGTTTATAATTAGGATCTAATCCTAATTTTTTAAGTGCATTGTTTTTATCAACAGATGATCTCATTTTTTTATCAACTGGATATTCGACAACTTCAGTTGGTATTCCAAATTTATTAAATTTGAAACAATTGTATTGACTAACAAAAATAAATTTATCTGGAAAAAATAATTTATTATCTACAACATAATCTGATGAATGTGTAGTTTCAAATATTTTATATTTTCTATCCTTTTTATAAATTTCTTTTGCAATATTATAATCCATAAACATTTCTGGAATTTCTTCCATATGAATTATATCTGGTTTTATATTATTAATAATGTCTAAAATTGCATTTTTATTATCACCTAATGTGAAGAAATTTTCAGATGGAATTAGATTTTTAATCCTATTTTTTTGAATAATAAAACTATGAGATATATTAGAATATTCTATTACATATATTTCATAATTATCTTTTATTAATTCAATTCTTTTTACTAAAACCTGAGGAGCACCACCAGTTGATAAGTGTGGTGTAATAGCTAATAATTTTTTCATTCAAGAATTCTTTTTTCTTTATTTATATTAAATTATTTCAATAGTTTAGTTTTTTAATAATTCATTTTAATATATAGAATAAATATAATAATTATTTAATGGGTTTTAGAACAGATATACTTTCAATAAGCGGTGATACATCAAGAATAATAATAAATAAAACTGGTAATGGTGGAATATTTTCTGATGAAGGTGGTTCATTATCAGTTAATAATGATGGAAAACTTATATATACAGAACCAACTGGTGGAGAGTGGTTTATAATTGGACCATCAGGGGGGACAAGTTTATCTGCATTCACATATGAAACAAATAATTTGATTATCAAACAAGATGATGGTCAAAATTTTCCTTTAGATTTAACAACAACATTAGATATTAGATATGCTGCGTCAGGTGCAACTGGTACAAGTGGAACAAGTGGAACAGATGGTACTTCAGGTGTAGATGGAACTTTTTATGGATCATCAGGTACAGATGGTACTTCAGGTACAGATGGTACTTCAGGAACATCAGGAAGTAGTGGCACATCAGGGACTTCAGGAACAAACGGCACAAGTGGAATATCTGGTACATCAGGTATATCAGGTACAGACGGTACATCAGGAACAGATGGTACATCAGGAACAGACGGTATATCAGGTACATCAGGTATATCAGGAACTTCAGGAACAGATGGCACATCAGGTACTTCAGGAACAGACGGCACATCAGGAACAGATCCACTTGTACCAGCTGTTCCATTTCCTACGTAGCTCCCGACTCAATATCAATAATAAATAATTCACGTGGAACTGAACAAAGTAGATATTATTGTTCTTTTATACCTGCTTATAATGTTGCGGATGGTGGTATGACTTTATATTATGATGATAATACTGCTTCAGATTATTCTTTAATAATGGATGCTCCATTTAATGTTGAGTATCAAAATGGATCAACCGCAACTGATGGTGTATATGCACAAGATCCAATAATGAGAAGTTTATCATCATGGTATGATGAAGGAACTGGTACTCCATATATAGCAGTTACAGGTTTAACTGTAGCATCAACTTATAAGTTTACTTTTTTTGGATCAAGAACATCATTTACAGCAGAAGCTAGATATACAATTTCAGGTGGAACATCAGAAGATGGTACTTATGTTGATTTAGATTGTAATAGTAATTATTTGAATACAGTATCAGTTAGTAATATTTCACCATCATCTAGTGGTAAAATAGGGTTTTGGACATATTGGGAAAATAATCAAGCAGTTTTAAATGTATTAGAAATAGAAGAAGGATCATAATGAGTAAGATAATACTACATAACGGTAAAACAGTTTTTTGGAATGGTAAAACATTTTTAGATTTTTCTAATGCTGTATATTCTGGGATATATTTATTTGATTTTGGATCAGATAGTTATAAAACTAATGGAAATTGGAATAATATTACATTAACATCACCAAGTTTAACTGATATTGTTGATAATAGTGGATATACATCAACTATTAATATTACAGTCGTGAGTGGATTCACATCTACTGTTAATCCTGGTTTAGGTGGTTCAGGTTATCCAGATACAGCAACTAGAGATTATTTAGCTGATGATACTAATAATGTATATTATAATGTTTCTGGATTAGATGATGATAAAAAATATGATTTTACTTTTTATTCATATGTACCTACTGATCCAGATGATTACACGTATATTGAAATACAAGATAAATTTTTAAAATATCAATATAATTTAGGTGAAGGTAAAATAATAAATATATCACCTATTAATAATGATATATTAATTAAATTAAATTATGGTGAATCATCAGGTGATGTTTTATTATGTGTAATGGTGATGAATGAAAAAATTCCTATTACTTATGAATCTACTAGTATAGATAGCATACAGGTAGTATTTGAAACAGTTCCAACAGAGGATAATATTGGTGTAACAAAAACACCATTTAGGTATGATAAACAATATGCATATTCATATTCTTGGGATGATGGTGTTTTAGATCAATACACTTATGGATTTAAATATTTAACTGGTGGTGTAGCAGGAGATAGTAATTATTATTCAGGTAAAACTTATACTGATGGTTGTGGAAACGATGTCAATTTTAGTGTTGGTTGTGCTATATTTTCATTAACTAATGCCGGTGTTGATGCTCATGATGGTTCTGCGTCTATGTCATGGGAACAGATGGCAGAAATGTATGATGCTGGATGGGCAATTAATTCACACCAATTTCAAGATGGTGCAACAGATTCAAATTATCAGGTTGAACGAAATAGATCTTATGCAAGATTATATTCTTCAGGTTATACTACATCAACACCATCAGGAATAACAATAAAAATATTTACACAAAATGCAACTAATTATATGGCACCTACAGTATGGGCAATAACTGGAATGACTAAATTATATTCTTATGAAAATGCTAATAATTATCAATGGTTTGGTGCTGGTAGAAATGATCATATGGCAGGTATTGTAGATTGGGATTATATGGATGGAGCATGGAGAATTGGTTTTGATAAATGGCCTCAAAATGATTTCGGTGTATATAGGTGGAACACTGTTACTGAGTCAGATATGATTTCTAATATGAATCAAGCAACAGGTGCCACAGAAGATAATAAATATCATTCGTGGAAATTTGGATTAACTCATTCTGTTGCAGGTGCAGGAGGTGGATTTGGTTCATTTAATGAATTTATGAATACTATGGATTATCTCGAAGATACATATGGATCAAAAGGTAACGATAAATTATGGATGAGTGCTAATCAAAATGTTTATGAATATTTATATGTTCATGGTGTTACAGATGTCGAAACATCATTAAATAATAATATTATGGATATTACAATTAGTTCACAAAATACAAATTCAGGCAATACAATACCAGATGATTTAAGAACATATGCTTTAACATTAAAAATTACAGGTGCTACAATATCTGATATAATAATAAACGGTGGAACAGGTTGTACATATAATACATCATATGATACTGATACAGGTTTAATAAATCTTAATTGGATTGGTAATGAAAATCAACCGACTAATTATGATTATGGTGAATATTTTGTTGTAATTGCAGAAAGTAGTGGAACAACTGAAAATAAAGAAGTTGCACAAGATTATATATGGACATTACAATCTGGTTCATCTGGTAGAACATATTTACAAGATAGGTTGGATTTAACATGATACTAATAATAATTATTTTAAATTTGGAGTATTATCTTGGTGGTTATAAAAATGTGATGTCTGATGAACTTATTAAAAAATAGATAATTATATCTATAATTTTTAAACATTTTCTAGTCAATATTATATAATAAATAAAAAAACTAATTTATGAAAGATAATTTAGTATTAACTATATCTATAGGTGAATATTATGAAAAATTAGGTAAAGTTACATTACCAAGTATTAAAAAATATGCAAAGAAAATTGGTGCAGATTTTTCAAATATAACTGAAAATGACCCAAATTATATTACTCAAAAATATAATAAATTTCATATTTATACACTTTTGAATAAATATAGAAGAATAATCTATTTAGATATAGATTTAATAATTAGAGAAGATTGTCCAAATCTTTTTGATATTGTACCAGAAACAGAACTAGGGATGTTAAACGAAGGTAAATATGCCCCTAGAACTGAATATATTGTTCAAGCTTCAGAATATTATAAAGAACCTTTAAAAGATTGGGATGGTAAATTTTATAATTCAGGCGTGATGGTTATATCAAGGAGACATAAACAAATGTTTAAGTTACCAAAAGGTATTGATTTTGTTGAAACTGATCAACCATATCTTAATTTAAGAATATGTAATGATAAAATTGATATGTTTCAATTAGATTATAAATTTAATAGAATGGATATACTTGATAAAATTATAGGTATATCAAGATTAGATTCATATATTATGCATTATGCTGGAGCACCAAGAGATCAAATATTTAATGTATTACTCGGTGATATTAAACAATGGGAAATAGATTCACCTGAATATAAATATGATCAAAATATTGCAATTGCTGTTTCAGCAGGTATGGGTGATCAACTTTGTGCTGAGCCAGTTATTAGATATACACAAAAAATATATCCAGATGCAAAAATTTTTATTATTTCACATTTTAAAAGATTATTTGAACATTTAGATATTCCAATTTATGATTATGATGAATGGAAAGGATTGAAAGATGCTGTTCTTACAATGCACTCATGTCCAGATGATGAACAGTCTCAAACTGATTTATCTCATGTATTATTTCACCCTACAGATTTTGCATCTTTATCAATGATAAAGAGAACATTACCTGTTAAAGATAAAACAATAAAAATGAAAGTTGATATTGAAGATGTTTCAAGTATTGTTGATATGTTAAAAGATAAACCATCAGATAAAAAAGTTGTTTTAGTTCATGCTGGTAAATGGTGGCCTTCTAAAACATTTCCAGTTGAATGGTGGCAAAAAGTAGTAGATAAATTATCAGAAAAATTAACTGTTGTGTTAATTGGTAAATATATTGAAAATAAGCAAGGTTATCAACCAGTTAAATGTCCAAAAGATGGAATGGATTTTAGAGATATAACATCATTGGGAGAAATGATTGCATTAATATCATTATCTAAGGTAACATTGACAAATGATAGTTCACCAGTTCATATTGCAGGAGCATTTGATAATTGGTTAGTTGCAATTCCAACTTGTAAACACCCTGATCATATGATTCCATTTAGAAATGGAGTTCAAACATATAAAACTAAAGTTTTATATAAAGAATTGTTATTAGATGATTTAGAAATCAGACATACTGAATCATATCCTGACAATATAGACAAAGTACCTGATGGTAAAACTTTATATGATTATTTACCTGATGTTGATACTGTTGTAAAAGAAGTATTTGATATTTATGATAATGATAAATAACGTTGAAATATGAAATGTAATATTTATACTTTAAATATAAACAATTATTTTCCTGAAATGATGGAAATTACTATACCATTAATGAAAAAATATGCAAATAAAATAGGTGCAAATTTTGTGGAAATTACAAAACGAAAATTTCCAGATTGGCATATTCATTATGAAAAGATGCAAATCTATGAATTAGGAATGGATTGTGATTGGAATATATTTTTTGATGGTGATATTTTAGTTAATCCAAATATGTATGATATTACAAAATTAGATATAACAAAAATTTTACTAAAGGATGGATATAGAGCAGATATAAAATTTACAGATTTTATAAATGATGGTAGAAATATGGGAATATCATCTTGTTTTTTAGCGTCTTCTAAATATTGTCATAAAATATGGACACCTTTAAATATAACACCAAAAAATGCAACAAAACAAATTATTACTTCTAATGAAAATAAAAGAAAAGGAATAAATTCTGATTTTTATCAAGAAGAATTAGCTTTAAGTTATAATCTTGTAAAATATAATATAGATTTTAATGGTATACCAGAAAACTCATTATTTCATTCTTATGAATCCAATAAAAAAGAAGAAAAATTAAATGAAATTAAAATTAAATTAAAAGAATGGATATAACAGTTATTATTTCAACAAGAGGTAGATATCACACGACACTACCTCTTTGTTTAATGTCCATATTAAATCAATCATATTCACCAATTGAAGTTATATTAGTAGATGATAATGATGTTAAAGAATTTTATAATATTCCAATTAATAAAGAAATTTTAAAATTATTTAAATTAAAAAATATTGATTTTTCATATTTTCATGGAGAATCAAAAGGTCAAGTTTATGCACAAAAAATAGGAATAGATAATTCAAAAACAGATTGGATATTTAGAACAGATGATGATAATATATTAGAAAGTAATGTATTGGAAATATTATCAGGGAACATAAATGAAAAAGTTGGTGCATTATCTGGAATCATAATTTCTAACATTTATAATAAATTGAGAAAAATAGAAATACATGGTGATATTTATAATAAAATAGAAGATATTTATTCATCATTTAATATACAAATGTGTGGAAATCAAGATAATAAAATTAAAAAAGTAGAACATTTGTATTCTAATTATCTTTTTAAAAAAGATATAATTAAAAGTGATATTACGTTAGATTTTTCACCAGCAGGTCATAGAGAAGATACTGTTTTTACTCATGAAATATATAGAAAAGGTTATGATTTAGTAGTAAATCCAAAATGTATTATTTATCATTTGAATGAACAAAAAGGTGGAAATAGAACTCATCAAAATGAACAAACAAATATAAATGAAAAGAAATTTATTCAAAAGATGAAAGATTGGGGAGTTATACCAAATAAATTAAAAATAGAAAAAGATGAAGATATGATATTTACAATGCGTGGAAATACAAAATATTGGATTTTATCTAAAAATAAAAATTAATATGAAAAATAGATTTGAATTTTTTACACCATTAATGTGGGAACATGAATATAAACTAATTGAAAAATATTTAGAATCAGATGATATTTTATTAGAATGGGGAACAGGTAATGGTACTATTTATTTTTCAGGATTAGTAAAAGAAGTTATATCAATAGAACATGATATAGATTGGGTGAACTCTATTCAAAAAACTATTGATGCTTATGAAATTGATAATATAATTCTTCATCATGTATCACAACACACACCAGATCCAATTCCTTGTAGATATGAACAGTTTAAAGATTATATTGAATATGCAAAAATTAAAAAATTTAAATTTGATAAAGTTTTAGTTGATGGAAGAGCAAGAAAATATTGTGCTAAATCAATTTATGATATAATTGATGATGATGTTATTATTTTTGTTCATGATTTTAACCATAATGATTATAATATGGTGTTAAATATTATGATATTGTTGAACAACTAACTGAAGGACAAGGAATCGCAGCTTTAAAGAAAAAGAAAAAAGTTATAGAAGATAATAATTATTATTAGGATTCATATATTATAATTTTAATATATAAAATAAAATTATAATTTTTTATAAAATCTAGAACCTTTGCGTATAATTCTACAGGATCAACTTTTTCAAATTTTAAACTCACTGGAAATATATCTTATACAAGACAAGGTGATGGTGCTTCATCAGAATATGAAATTATTACTGATACACCATTATTGATAAATATTTAATTTCTATACTACATAATTTTATATATATAAAGAAAAGTATAAAATGCCAGATAGTATAAGTTCCATAGATCAAACTTTTAATTATAATAACATTTTTTTTAGAATGTTACATATATCATTAGCTAAAACATTAAATAGAACAATAAGATGGATTAATTATTTTAGTGATGAAAAAAGGTGTGTTACAGTACCCATATATTTATCATTTGCTGGGTCAGAAAGATTTTTATTGGATTCGTATCTTGATGATGTAACAGATCAAAGAGTTGAATTAAATACTGATCAAATTCCAAGAGGAATAATAACACCTACAAGTTTTAGTTCAATTAGTGATGAATTTGCAAATCCAAATATCTATATTCCTAAAAACACTAAAATACATGGGGAATATACAAAAATAATTTCTAAAGTTTTTGCAATCCCAATTAATGTTTCTTATGATGTAGAAATTAGAGTCGATAGTGAAATAGATATTTATAAAGCATCTGAAAAAATAATGGATTTATTTTTTAATTATAGATTTTTTAATATGGATTATTTTGGTATAAAAATAGATAATATTTTAGAACTACCAGATGATAGAACTATTAAATTACCAAGAGATGGTGATATGGATTTGGGTAGTGATAATGTAAAAAGTATAAATTTTACACTTAATGTTAGAAGTAATTATCCATCATGGCAAGTTGATACAGATAAAGTAGAATGTGAAAATTCAGAGTATGAAAATATTAAAAGAGTATATTGGAAAAATTATATTTTAGATATAGATAAACTTGATGAAGATTTACCAACCGATCCAAATTTGAAACCAGTTGAAAATTTTGATGTAGAAGGTGATTTTGCTAAAGATAATCCAGATTATGAAAAATTCGATACTGATCCAACTACAGGTATTACTTGGGGATAAAATAGAAAAAAACGAATAAAAAATTATTATATATAGTTAAGAATTGTAATAATTTTTTTCGTTTTATGCAAGATTGCAATTAAAAAATAATAAACAAATATGAAAAATTTGAAATTAAAAATTTTCGATTTTAAACAAAAACTAAGTTTTGATCAAAATGATATCTCTGTTGTAGTTGAAAGAGTATTAAGTGAATATGATAATTATTCAGAAAAAGAAATTAAGAATATTTTAAATGAAAGATTATTTAAATATACTTATGATACTGAAGTAAAGAATCTTCTTGAAACAGTTGAAAATGAAATTGAATCAAATACTTTAGTATATGATTTGAAAGATTTATATAAATTGGTTGAAAGACAAAATCAAGGTATGATTTATAGAACACCTTTAAATACTATTCTTGAAATTATTAATAAAGCTGATGATGATTCAAGATTAGAATCTATTCTAAATGAATTAAAATTATATGAATGGGTGCCACAAATTAAGAAATTTATTTATGGTTTAACACAAAGTCCAATTGAAAGACAAAATATGACTAATTCTGGTGAAGGAAATTCAGTTTATACTTTGGTAGAAAAAACTAATGATGGTTATTTGGCATTTGTTGCTGATAGATGGTTTTCATTAAATGATGAAAATGTAGAACAAACTTTATTAGAAGATCATGTTGAAGATATTGACAGAGTTAGAGAATTAAGAATTCTTGAACAAGTTATGAATTTAGCAACAATTGAAAACAATATTCTTTATTTAAAAGTAGATGAAGATTTAACTATTGGATTATCTACAAAAGATAAGTCATTATATATTAATGAAGAAAAATTGGATGCTGAAACTACACTAGAAAATGTATTTAATTCACCAATTGTACCTTATCTTAAAAAAGATTATTTTGTATTATTAAATACACTTAAAGAAAATCTTAATAATATGGTTGAACTTGATGTAGCAATTAAAGTAGATAATATTTTAAATCCACATTATGAAGCTTATGCTTTCAATTATAAAGACAAAATGTATCTATACAGTAAAGATATGAGAACTGGTTCTTCATTCTATCAATATGAATCTGTTAATGAACTTATTCGTGATATTAAGAAAGAATTAGATTATGACTTAACTCCATTTTTTGAAAATAAACTTTCAAAAGAAATGAAGAAGATTAGAACATTAGAAGATAAAGAAAAAGTATTAGAAGCAAAAATTAAAGACGTACAAGATTCAATAGATGAGTTACAAAATGTACCTGAATTATTAGAAAGTAGTGCAGATTTAAAATTAACCTTTGATAATTTATTACTTTATAAACATCAGTTAAATGGTAAGTTAAATGAATTAAAAAATTATAGAACACAGTATAGAAAAATTTCTCTTAAATAATTTTAATTTTCATTATTTTAAAAAATCATCACATTAATTTGTGGTGATTTTTTTTTTAAAACTTTTAAATTTAATTTTTATATATAAGATATAATTAATTGAACTACATCTAATTACTTTTTAGCATAATTTTCCTAATATAAATATAAAAATAAAAAACGAAAAAAAAAATTTTTAATTGCATTATGGCTAGATATTTAGAAGATAATGAACTTTATTATGAAATAGTTTTATCAAAAGGAAAAGGTAAATTGACTCCGAATGCGGAGAGAATGCTAATTTTAATTGGTAATAGAATTATAAGAAAAAAAGAAAAATATTATAGAAATCCAGATGATAAAAATGATTGTCTTCATCAGGGGTTTTTAATGATGTTCCAAAATTGGAGAAATTTTAATGAAAAAAGGTATAAAAGTGCATTGCCATATTTCACAGAAATTTTCAAAAGAGCAATGGCGGGTGGATTAAAAGAAATTTATAATATAAAAAATAATAGGGACAAAGTTATTATGATTAGTCTTGATTCTAGTAATAATGGACAAGGATTGCACAATATTTAAGATGGAAGATAAAGAAAAAATATTGAGATTGAATTTACAAGAAGCAGAAAAAGAATATAATTCTGATATTGGCGAACATTATTTAGCAAGTGTGATTTTTAGTATTAAAGAACAAAGACTTATTAAAGTACAAAAGTGTTTGTTTGAACTTGAAAAATATTTATGGGATCAGCACCAAATTATCAGAAAAAAAACACTATTCCCCAAAATAAAATAAATTTATGAGTAAAAATATAGCACAGAAAGATGGGAAATGGTATAAAGGAAAATATAAACCATTAAATATTGATAAATATGTAGGTGATATTGATGATATAGTATATCGTTCCAAATGGGAATACAATTTTTGTTATTATTGTGATACTGAAGAACGTATCAAAAAATGGGAAAGTGAACCACCACGACATAAAATTCAATATGATGTTATGGAATATGGTAAATATAAACAAAAAACTTATAATCCAGATTTTTGGATTCAAGTTGAAAAATTGGATGGTGAAATTGATGAACTTATAATAGAAGTTAAACCATATAAACAAACAATAGAGCCAGTTGAACCAAAAACAACTACTGTTAAAACTATAAGAAATTATGAATATGCTTTAAGACAGTATATTAAAAATATAAATAAATGGAATGCTGCTACTGAATATTGTAAAAGAAGAGGTATACCTTTTTATGTTCTTACTGAAAAATATTTTGAAAGCAAACAAATAAAATTATTTTAATGGGACAATTTAAAGATTATTGTAGAAAATTATTTGGTGAGTATAATAATAATATGGAATTAATAACGAAAGAATCTACAGAAAGAATTTTTCATTTAATAAAAAATCCTAATCATGAAGTATTTTTTGCTAAAAAATTATCAATCGGTAAATTTTATTTTATAAGATATGATTATAATGGTAATAAAATGTGGTGTCCAATTTTTATTATTGATGATAGATATAAACCAGATATTCAAAAAAGAATAATTTATGCTATAAATATTGATTATTTACCTTATGCATATAGAATTGTATTCTTTGATATATTATTTGAAAATTTTAGAAAAACTATAGATTATAATGTAAATAAATCAGATAATGAAGTTGAAAGATCATTAAAGATAAATTTTGAACTTATTTATAATTTATTAAGAAAGAATGGTGGTAATGAATATGCTATAACAGCTTATGATTATTCAAAAATAGATGGATTAAAAAAAGGTACACCAAAAATGTTTTTCGTATCTACCACATTTGTTTCAAGATTTGTTTTTATAAACACGAAAAAAGTTAATATGAAGAGCATGAAGGATTTATCCATAATAATGGATGATTATGATATTAAAAATAAATTAAATAATTTAATTAGTGAGTTTAATTCAATTAAAGAAGATTTGGATATTAATGATCAAAAACAATATTATAAAAAATTAAAAAAATTAGAAGATAAATATAAATTATTTAAAAATAAATAATGGGACATATTTTTTTAATATATAATAAAAAAGAATCATAAATAAGTGGCTACATATAGTAGAGTAGGAAATAACCCAAATCCATCAGGTGGTCAAAATGCTGGATTTTATAATAGAATTTTAAGAGGTCTTTCAAAATATGGGATGACTTGGGATGACGATAGAATTAAAAATACATATTCTATTGGACCACAAGAAGATACTAGTGATTTAATATATGAACCTGGTACAAATATGTATGACCTTTTCACTAAAAAAGTTATAGCAAGAATATTAGAACAAAAGTCTGTAGCATATTTAGATAGAACATATTTTGATAAAAGAAAAATTTTAAGACAGTATTCAATTAAAGATGAGATTAAAGAATATATCACTCAAATAACTGATGAAGCTGTTATGTTTGATGAAGATAATCATTTTTGTAATATTAGAAATTTACCTGATAATTTTAATACTGAAATAAGACAAAGATATAGAGATAATTTTGATAGATTGATGAATGATTTTAGATTATTTGATGGTACTACAGCTTGGAGTTATTTTAAAAATTTATTAATTGATGGATATATTTCATATGAAATTGTTTATGATAAGAAACAAAAGAATGTAATAGATATATCACCAATTGATCCAATAACATTAATTATTGCAACAGATCCAGGTACTAATACTATTATATGGATACAACATCCTGATAATCCACAATTAAGAAGAGTTTTATTAGATTCACAAATTGTATATATTTCATATTCAAATAATAATGAATATTTTGAAACTAGTTATGTTGAAAATTTAATTAGACCTTATAACCAATTAAAAATGTTGGAACAAACTAAGATTCTTTATAATATAAATCAAGCATCTATTTATAAGAAATTTGTAATACCTACAAATGGTTTAACAAGACAACAAGCAGAACAACAAATAACTCAGTTAATGTCTGAATATCATGAAGATGTCCAATGGGATGATCAAATGGGTACTATGAGTATAAATGGTAGTCAAGATATTCCACTTAGTAAAGATATATGGTTACCAGGTGGTGGAGAAGGTGGATCACCAGAAATAAATATTGAAACACCAGGTGGTATTGATTTAAATGAAGATATGATGTTAGGTTGGTTTTATAAGAAATTAAAAAGAGCAACAAAAATACCATTTAGTAGATTTGATGAAGATAGTGGTGGTGGTAATGTATATAACGATGCGTCAGATATTACAAGAGATGAAATTAAATTTAAAAATTTCGTTAATAGGTTAAGAACAATTTTTAAAGAATTGATTATTAAACCTTTAAGAATTCAAATGATATTGGATTTTCCAGAACTTAAAGATGATTATCTTTTAAGTAATTCAATTGAAGTTGATTTTAATACTAATGAATTATTTGAAGAATGGAAATATTTAAATAATTTACAAAAAAGATCAGATATAGCATCTGCATTAAATGCCAATTTAATGGATGCTGAAGGTAATCCTTTCTTTGATGTAGAATGGTTAGTTAGAAATATTATGAAACTAACAGACGAGGAAATCGAAGAAAATAATAAATATAAATTAATGAGACAAAATCAACAAGGTGGAGAAGGCGGTGAAGGCGGACCTGAAGGTGGCGGCGGAGGTGATTTCGGTGGCGGCGGAGGTGATTTCGGTGGCGGCGGAGGTGATTTCGGTGGAGGTGGACAAGACTTTGGTGGTGGACAAGACTTTGGTGGTGGACAAGACTTTGGTGGTGGACAAGACTTTGGTGGTGGACAAGACTTTGGTGGTGGACAAGACTTTGGTGGTGGACAAGACTTTGGTGGTGGACA